CTTGCGCGGGATTGCGCGAGCACCACTAACAGCCTAGATTGTGGCAAGAGTATGACCGAATGAGCATACCCAACGGTATGTTTTGTCTCGCCTACCGATACAGCCTGCCCCTCTTAGGGGAAGATTGTATACCTTATGCTCTAGCTTTGTTCTTGATATGTTACGGGCGGAACAGACCGTGAATACTGCCCTCGGAGCATGTCCAAGCTAGTAGGGTAGCGCGCTGAAAGCTTGGTCTGTAGCGTGCCTCCAAATGGCTCCTATGGCCTATGCCTTGCGCCAGCCATCAAAGCATGGTTGCCCCAAAGTAAGGGGATAAGTATGCATTTACTAACCAGTTGTGAGTTGCAACCAGTCCTCTCGATCTGTCAATAGTATACCAACCAGTCGGTATGGTGTCAGACTAATTGCATTTCGCAACCAGTTGCCAAAAGGGACTGCTTGGTGCTTTGCCGACTACCTGTCACGGCCAGGCCCCAGGGGGTCACGGGGGGTGGTCAGACGCGCGGAAGGCACGTCAGAGATTACTAACAGAAAATAGTGGTTTTGAAGAACCACGTAAAAATATCGGTTTGAAGAACCGTAAAGTTTCCTTTTAGTATTGACAAAAGGTAAACCGCATGTTATACTATTAGTATAATCCTAGAGTATCTCTTAGGATAACTCTAAGGCGCAGTAGATAGAATAACCATTAATCAGTATACCAATACTATAATATCTATTATACTCTTATTATCCTCTCAGCTAGTAAACAGATAACTAACGTATTGGGGTAAATCTTTACTTTGTCTCCTCTTAGACCGAAGGTCTTCAAAAACTCCCAAGGCACTCGCTACCTTAACGGACTCTTCTACGAGATGGTAGGAGTTGATAAGAGTAGTTGTGTCTATACCCTTAAGAATGAAGACCACTTAGGTTATCCTAGCCTCTATCGTTTATACATGGAAGCTAATGATCCAACTGAGTATAAGTTCGCTATAGAACACCTAGACGGTTGGGATCATTGGGAACAGCTTTGTCAGTGCTCATGGTTTCAGAATTATCTCAATAAGTGGCGTAGAGAGCTTGAAGTCCGCTTTAAGTCTCGTGCCGTAGCTGATCTTATAACTCTCGCTAAAGACTCACCTAAAGATGCAGTCCAGATAAATAAGTTCCTGGTTTCTAAAGGTTGGGTAGACAAAGACAAGAAGGGTCGTCCTTCTGCTAACGATATCAAGAAAGCAGCTGAGGAGCAAGCCTCGCTAGACCGTCAGCTAACTGAAGACATGCAAAGAATTCAAGGGATGGTAAATTAATATGGCATCAGGACTACAGAACCCAGACGGCTCTGAAAGAGTCTCTCTAACCGATGGTGGTGGCAACTCTATAGCTATGCTCGGAGAAAGAGCCTCTGCTACTGGAACTGTTACCACAGTAGCTAGTTCAGCCTCTAACGTAACAATCCTAGCAGCTAATACCTCCCGTATTCACGCTACTGTCTTTAACGCTTCTACTGCAATCCTTTACCTAAACGTTTCAGCTACCGCTGCTACCACAGCAATCTATACAGTTCAGATAGCGCCTAACGGCTATTATGAAGTCCCTAATGATTACCAAGGACAGCTTTCAGGTATCTGGGCTTCGGCTAACGGCCAAGCTAACGTAACCGAGATGACATAAGTGCGAAGCACAGTTCATGATCAAGGATCATTCTAATGCCACTCTATAACCCTAGCGTAGTTGGTCAGGAAGTAGAGTCAACAGTCCTTTTTGGTTCAGCTATTACACTTACCACAAACACACCAGCTAATATCACATCTATCTCAGTTCCTGCTGGTGATTGGGAAGTCACAGGTGTAGCGGCATTTAACTTTACAACTGGTTCTGGCACGCAAGTCGAAGCATGGTTCTCAACTACTAGTGCTTCCTTACCTACTTCTCCAAACTCTGGTGGTCAATTCCAAGCGAATACAACGTTAACTACTACTTCTGGTAACGTATTTCCTGTTGGTAATATGAGGTTTAACTTCACAGTTACAACCACTGTTTATCTAAGCTGTGAAGCTCTATTTCCTAATACAGCAGTCGCTTGGGGCTTTGTTAAAGCACGTAGACTAGCATAATGCGAAGCATAGTCCGTAACCGAAGGTTACTGTAATGGATAGAGCACGCATAGATATCTATAACGAAGCTATTAAAGACCTTGATAGAGAAGAAATCAAACAAGCCTATAAAGAAGCCCTGAAAGAATGGATGGACGAGAAGTTCGCTATATTCGGTAAATGGACTCTTACAGGTCTTGGCTTTATGCTCTTTGGTATTATAATTCATTTCATAGGTAGGTTTAACAACTAACGTGCCAGAAGCAGTCCAAATCAACACTCCTACTCCACAGGCGGTGAAGGTAGCATGAGTAAGTTCAAAGCTCCTAAGCAGAATGCTATGATGAACACAGCTTCTACAGGTTCTATAGGTCAAGCCCTAGAGTCTTCACCTACTAACGTAGCTTCTCGTCGTGGCAACGGTCAGTCTCCTGAACAAGCTGTGTCTACTACTAATCGTGGTGTAGATCAAATGTCTGGTGAGCAAGCTGTTAATATGTATGCACAGAGCCAAGATTGATCTCTAAGAAAGACCAGATACGTGAACAAGCTGAGAAGTCTCTAGAGAGCTTCATTAGGTTAATTCACCCTCAGCGAGTTCTCGGATCAGTTCATTCAGAGATTATATCCTGGTGGACAGCAGACAATGCTAAGTCACACCAGCTTCTACTATTACCTCGCGATCATATGAAATCCGCTTTGATCGCGTATCGCGTGGCTTGGGAGATAACTAAAGACCCAAGTATCCGGGTGCTCTACATCTCTTCTACAGCTAGGCTTGCTACGAAGCAGATTAAGTTCGTTAAGGATATCCTAACTTCTAAGGTCTATAAGTTCTACTGGCCTGAGATGATTGCCGATGATGAGTCTAAGCGTGAGAAGTGGACAGAGAGTGAATTCTCTGTTGACCATCCTAAGCGTAAAGCAGAAGTCATCCGAGACCCTACAGTCTTCACCGCTGGATTGACTTCGACTATCGTTGGTATGCACTGTGATGTAGCTGTCTTAGATGACGTAGTTGTCTTCGAGAATGCATATACAGAAGAAGGCCGTAAGAAAGTGAAGTCTCAGTATAGCCTTCTAAGCAGTATTGAGACTTCCGATGCTCGTGAATGGACTGTAGGAACTAGGTATCATCCTAAGGACCTATACAATGACCAGATCACTATGGAGGTCGAGTATTTCAATAAAGACGGTGATGTCACTAAAGTAGAACCGCTATACGAAGTCTTCGAACGTCAAGTCGAGTCAAGAGGGGATGGTTCAGGAGAGTTCCTATGGCCTCGCCAACAACGCTATGATGGTAAGTGGTTTGGTTTTGACCAGACCATCCTAGCTAAGAAGAAAGCCCAGTATCTTGACAGAACTCAGTTTAGAGCCCAATACTACAACGATCCACAGAACCTTGAAGATGCCATTATCAAGCCTGAACTCTTTCAGTATTATGAGCCCAAGTATCTACTACGACGAGACGGAAGATGGTTTTTCAAGAACAAACGCCTTAACATTTTCGCAGCGGTTGATTTTGCATTTAGCTTACGTCAACGAGCTGACTTTACCGCTATTGTCGTTATTGGTGTAGACTCTAGCCTTAATTATTTCATCCTAGAGATTGAGAGATTTAAGACAGATAAAATCTCTGACTACTTCGATCACATCCTTCGTCTTCATCAGAAATGGGACTTTCGCAAAATCCGTGCAGAAACTACAGCAGCTCAAAGCGTTATCGTTAACGATCTTAAACAGAATTACATCCGTGTTCACGGCCTCAGTCTCAGCATTGACGAATATCGTCCAGGCAGGTCTGAAGGCTCTAAAGAAGAAAGGGTAGAGGCAATCTTACAGCCTCGTTACCAGAACCGTCAAATCTACCATTACCACGGTGGTAACTGTCAGGCTCTAGAAGAAGAACTCACCCAAGCCCACCCTGCTCATGATGACGTAAAAGACTGTCTTGCATCCGTCATTGATATAGCAGTTGGTCCATCTCCTAGCTTTATAGCACACGTTAACTCAGTCAACCCCCCTACGTATTCAAAATTTGGAGGCGTTCTTTAATGGCCAAAAGCTCGTTAACCTACGACCAGCAAGGATATAGCGGTGGTTCAGATGCTGAAAGGTCATCATCAGCAACGCCTGTTGAACCACGTAGAGCTAATGGTATGACACCAGGACCAGATACACACCTAGCTACATTCCGAGCACCACAAACTC